GATGCCACGGCCCCTGTTATATAGATGAGCAAAGTGAACCAAGATCCGTGGTTCCTGTTGCGAGAAGTCAATAGCCGCCCACTGCTCACCCTCTTCCGGCAGGAACAGACTGCGTATCATCGGGCCCAGTTCAGGGTCGCGGGCCGGGATCTGTTGTAGGTTGGGCGAGTTCATTGAGATGCGGCCCGATACCGTACCACCATCATCCGATCTAATCTGGTTGATGTGCGAGTGAATACGGCCGTCACTATGGCAATGCTTCATGATGGTGTTGATGAAGGTGCCACTAGTCTTGTTCAGGTTACGCGCCTCCACAATTAGACGTGCTAGCTCGTGGTCGTGGTCAGACAGAAATGATTTAGTAAATGACGGGGCGTTCTTTTCTGTTTTTGGATAAGGTATACCCAGCGCGTCAAATGCTTTAGCAATAGATGCCGCGGCCCATAGCTCAACATCCCTACCCGCCACATGCTTAATCTTTTTTAAAACTTCTTTCTCGCGCTTGATTAAGGTGTTGCGAGTACGCTCTACCCGGTCTTGGTCAACGCGGACACCGCGCCACGTCATGTCAATCAGGCATGGTAGTAGGTCGAGCTCAAGGTTGGCTATAGGCCAAAGCTCTTCTTTGGTAAGCTGAGTGGACAGGTAATTCCAGAGTTCTAACGTCAGCTTTGCATCTTCTTGTGCATATGGGCCCACATACATGGCAGGCATCTTCCACATCTCTGCCTTGGGGTCTAAGCCAAACTCTCTGGCGGCTTCCTGTAAATCTTTCTCTGCTTTAACTTTGCCTATCATTTCGTAACACAGGCTGTTCAAGCTGTAGCTAAACCTGTTTTCGTCCAACAGAGCGGCTATCAGCATTGTGTCGATAATGCGGCCGTTTATTGTAAAGCCCATGCGTCGTATCCAGCCCGCATCATATTGTGCGTTGTGCATAATCTTGTCTGCCGGGCACTCAAACACTTTCTTCAGCCACTTATTGACAATGCGCTCATCTAGGTTGCCGCCGCCCAGATGTCGAATGGGTATATATCCAGACCAGTCTGCTACGGCTACGGCATAGCCCACCACCTCGCCATCACCGGTCGGCCAGCCGGGGCCGTTGGTCTTAATGTTTGGGTCGCGGGTTTCAACGTCGATGGCAATTTGTTTTGCATCAAAAATGTTTGGTAGTTCCGCAGGCGGAACCCATTCACTCTTTGGTGCCCACATTGTCATTTGAAGAGCCATGCTATCTCCTGTAGCAGATTGTAATCATTTCGGTGCCCTCTTTCAGGACAATCCAGCCTTGATCTAAATAAGCGTCAAGCTGTTCCGGCCGTATGAACCGGATAAGCATATCCGTTTTACGTTTGCGTCTATTCTTCGCCACCTAAAGCTCCGTATCCGCAGATATCTACCCAGCTATCTTCATGTTCTGGCGTCACTATTAGACGTGCCAACTTAACGGCAACCATGCATTGATAGACCTGAGAAACGGAGACATCCTTGTCTAAAATAACAGACCATATCTTTGCTATACGCTCATGGTTTTCGTAAGCGTCGCCATAAGCTTTGGCCCGTGGGCCGTTGACTAGGCTCTCTGCCTTGTTAAGTATTTCTTCACGTTTCATATCGGATAAGCCTGTGTACTGTCTTGAGGTTCAACTAAAAAAAGATTTTGCTTGGTTCTTGTTATACCGACATAGAACACCCGGTGCAAATCGTCTGGGCTGGTCTCCGCCGCCTTTACTGCCGCGGGCGATACTCCGGTAAATAAAACCACGTTGTCCGCCTCGCCACCCTTAGATCCGTGGATCGTGGACAGATGTATACGAGGCTCTGCATTGAACTTTTCACCACGACGCAACAGCGCTGTTATATAGGCGCGGTCCGCGCTAGGTAGCTTGTCCATTGCGGTATGCCAAAGGCAGTCACGGATGTTTTCTCCTAGTTTTGCGGTGCCAACAACATGAACAAATTCTATGAGGCCGTGATCCGCGATTAGTTCGTCAAGAGTCACCAACTCATCGTCACCCAGTGCTGGTAATTTTTTAAATCCGCGCTTGACTCTGTCTCCGACTGACATATAACTGTACACGGTTCGTGCAGTCCTGCCCGTAACTTGTTTACCCTTTCTAAGCTGCTCCCAGCCATTAACGGCATCACTTAGAGCTTCCGATATGGACCGTCTACCGCGGTAGCTAAACAGATGGCCACGGCTTTTTAGTTCATGTGTGATATCGTTTAGAAAGTATGCGGCTTGGGCTAGCACGAGCCACGAACCATCCGAATAATTTATCATGCTGGGGTCAGATAAACGCTCCACGTGGCCGACATCTTGTTTTGGAAGATAATTTTTTACAACACGCCGCTCTATTCGGTTAGCTACGCGCTCGGCTAACTTGTGCACAGAAGCGGGCACCCGGTACGATTGCTCCAGCACCTCGTAGCCACCGTTGAGGCTGATAAAGTGTTCTACGTCCGCGCCAGCCCAGCGATAGATGGCTTGGTCGTCGTCCCCCGCCGCATAGATCTTTTCGGAATGCTTTTCTAAAGCGTGAGCTACGTCCCACTGTAGTGGTGACAAGTCTTGCGCCTCGTCAATAAAGGTTAAAGCAAGACGCGGGCAGAACCCCTCTTTTACAAACACCTCTAACATGTCTGTAAAGTCGTAAACCTCAAAGCGGTTTTTATATTCTGTCAGGCTGTCAGAAATGTATTTTACTTTGTTCCACGGCTCATCAGTACGCATCCGGTCATACTGGTCGCGCAGATCTACCTTACGAAGTCTGGCTAGGTTTATTATGCTGATAACCGGGTTGTTGTTTTTACTAAGGTCAAACACATCGTCTCCGCTTTGCTCTACATTTAAATCAAAGCCGAGGGCCGCGCCCAGTTCTTTGTAGTGCTCGGGCTGCATCACCTGTTCCTGACGTATGCCAGACAGGCGCAGTGCAAAGCTGTGGATAGTTCGGAACCACGGTAGCTGAGATCTATCGAAGCCAAAACGAGCACAAGCTCGGTCAGCCGCTTCATTAGCCGCTTGCCGGGTAAACGCAAAGTAACCTATGTGCGCCGGGTCCACGCCTGCTGACAAGGCTTCGTCAACTTTGTTGAGTAGCGTAGTGGTCTTACCCGTGCCCGGCGGACCGTAAATGCGGAAGATCTTAGTTTCCATGCTCTTCGTCCGAAACGTCTTCAATGTTGTTCATCTGCTTTAAGAAGACAGGGGTTTCATCCCCAACCCACGCACCGACTACATTGAACCACATATACTCAACGGCTTCGTCGGGTTCCATTCGGTCACGCTCACACAGTATGGCCACACACCGGTCGAAATCGTAAGCTATGACATCGGGTTGTCCGGCCCGGTGACAGACGCCTATAAATGCATCATTAAATCCATCTGCTTTTAACATTAGAAGGGTGCCTCCTCTTGTCCTCCAAAGCTTGGTGCTTTTATTTCGATGTTCATCGCCTCAAACGCAGGTATCATATATACGCGAATAACACGGCCTTTTATTCTGAGAGTCCTGCTCTCCCCGCCCATGTCGCGCAGACGCTGGGCAATTTTATGTGTCTTATACTCAAAGAACTTGTTGCGTTTCAGGTAGCCCTCAAAGTCTTTTAACCTGAAGTAAGTCACGTTTGACTCTTCATCCGTCCACGGGCGCTTTAATAATATCTCTTCTTTATCTTTAGCCTGTTGCATATGAGCGCAGAACTCTTCTAAGTAATCGTAGAACTGACCACTTGTACTAGCGTCTTCTGCCACGTCTATGATAGCGCTCTCGTTGCTCTTCATCTCAGTCATCAGACCGCTGATGCGAACTTCCCACGCCTGCTTACTTAACGTGCGAGGCATCGTGTTTAGCTGTTCCATACAAGCCTTTTGAAATGCGGGCTGACTAAGCAGCGCATCCGTATCTAATTCCAACGGCTCTCCGTTTACATCTACAAACCAGACGGGCGGGTTAGAGTTGTACTTACGCAAGTTAGCTATGGCTGCATTTTGTATCAGTGCGCCAATGCCGTGCTTCTTGGTCTGACATAGCTCTTTGTTACAGTGCGCGTTGATGGGCGCATCTGAGCACCTATATGCGTAGTCCTTTTTCTGTAACTGCTTGGCCACGATTGTGACTTCGCTGAAGGGTAGCGGCGGCTCAAGATACTGCATGTTATATGTCATTATCTCGGTTTCCCAGCTATCCGGGTACGCCTTGCGTAAATACACGCCTATGTTGAACAGGCCGTTGTTGCGGCCGCCCTCGCTGATTTTGTTCTTTAGCAGAAACTGCAAGCACGGTGGGCCGTCGCGCATAGGCGACGTTTCGACTTCTTCTGTTACCTGTAGCTTGATTACCTGTTCAGGTGTCTGCTTATGCGTTTCGTATAGCTTAAAGAATTCATCAAGTTCGGCGCTTGTGCCGTCGTCTTTGATAGCGTAGCGCAAGCCCTCTTCCGCGTTGTAGTACGGCAGGTTTAAGAAATTACCTACATCGTCGCGGTCAAGGTGCAGTTTAATTTGTTTTGGAAATATCTCACTGCCGCCATAGCCAAGCGCGGCAGACATCTGTTTCAGTGCGTCCTGCATTTCCTTTGCGTCTACCCAGTCTGTGGTAAACAGGAAGCAGTGCGCCCCGCCCGATTTAGAGCGACAGACAACTAATGGCAGTTTAAGCTTACGGATCTTCTCGACAAGAACCTGATGGTCAAGAGGATACTGATCAACGTCGATACAGCCCCAGACACACTGGTTGTCCTCATTTATAGGTATGATACCGATAGCGCGGCCTGTACCGGCTAGGTGCCCTTCCCACAGTTCCGTGGTCCGTGGTTCGCGCACAATGGATGCCCGCCCGGTGTTCTTCCCGTTAGCTTGCTGCTTTTCAATTTTATATGTGCCATAGGCCAATTGCAGGCCATTAAATATGGCAGAAAACTTTTCTACAGACATGGTGCCCCCAAAAGCAAGGAAGGGACGGCGTCAGTTAATACCTAAACGCCGCCCCAACTGTTTAGAACGGTACTTCGTCGGAGAAATTATCCCCGCCGGAGTTTTCGTCCTGATGCTTTACGACAACCTCGCCTTCGGTAATGCTCTTAGCAAATTCCTTTGCGCGGTTGTACAGACCCAAGTCCTGTACGGGGCCTACCCGGCTCATCTCCCAGCCGTGCCAGCTACCTTTACTGTTTTCCTCGCTGTTAGTCTTGAGGTGGTAAATGTGGCTATAACGTGGCGGGGTGAACGGACCGTTCTTGCCCTGCATAGTCAAGGAAGAGATCATGCTGTTCCATTTACGTGACTTCTTCAATTGTGTCACCTTCATGGCAATCAGCGCGGACTCAGCGGACCCGTCTTCGTGCAACACGATTACAAAGTGCTGATGCGTCTCTTCAATATACTGACCAGACCCGTCCGTGACATACTCACGATTATCGCTTGGGTCACGCTTGGTCTCCGGCTTTTGCTCACCCGGCGCATAAATAGCTACCGGAGCGCCCGTTCCTTCGCCCAGTGGTGCCCATTGAATGAAGCGCCGCTGGTAGGCTACCGGAATGACGTTGATGCCTTCCTTGCCCTTGTAAACGGCCCCTGACACGGTGTTGTAGATGTCACCTTTGCGGGCATCTTCCAGAGTATCTAGCTCTTTGCTCATGCCACCGAGGATCTTCAGGAAAGGAAGCGCGAGGTCATCCTGACCCATATTCTCAAGGCCGTCTCCAGCGTCAGCCTCAAACATAGTTGGATCGAACTGAATAATTTCAGCGCTTTCTTTTTCGACAATATCTGTTTTCTTTTCAGCCATCTTATTTGCTCCTTTTGATGATAGCTCGTTGTCCGACATAGGCTCCGAATAACTCCATTGGGAAGTCGTCACCATTCTCAACACGTTCCTTGACAAAGGCACGAAGCGTCTGTGGATGGATATCCGTCTTTTGCTCCGCAAAGTAGCCTTCTTTTTCCGCAATGGCTTTGAACGCTGACGCTTTGTCGTCCTCGCCTCGGCCAAACGTACATGCAACCGTGTTTTTGATGATGTCGTCATACCCATTATCCCGTAACCAATCATAAGCTTTCGGTTTATTGTCCACGAGGATAGATGCCCCGTATGTCGGCTTGACTGAGATTTGGGAACCATCATCAAGCGACATGCTAGTCAAACCGATTTCGGCTAGCATGGTAGGCAAGTCTTCATCAGTCATTTTCAGCAAAACCTTTTTCTCTGCCTTGAGCTTCTGCTCTAGGTCAGCGACTTCTGCCTCTTTGTCTCTGATTGCTCTTGCCATTCCGGCGACTGTAGTCAAGTCACCTTGGTCCAGTTTTTCAACTGAGGAAGCTAGGTTGGACTCAAAGTCCGCTTCCATTTGGTCAAATATATTGCTCATTGCAATCTCCTTTTTTGAAAGACACGTTTCCGGTCTTGACCCAGCTTATATAATCGTATATAAGCTCATAGTCAAGGAGAAAAGACATGCGGGAATATAAATTTAAGACGACGCCATATAAGCATCAGTTGAAGGCCCTGAAAGATTCGTGGGCCGCGGAGTACTATGCGCTGTTCATGGAAATGGGAACAGGCAAGTCAAAGGTGGCTATAGACACCATAGGCGCTTTATATGAAGCAGGTCAAATCAGCGCGGCGTTAATCCTAGCGCCTAAAGGCGTGTATGACAACTGGGTGCAGGGAGAAATACCTACACACCTACCTGATGGAATAAAACGGCTCGTGGTTCGTTGGACGCCGTCCAACTCCAAAAAGTTCCAAGAGGAAATGAAATCACTGGTATATGAGCCTTTTCTGGGGCTTAAAATGTTTGTCATGAACATCGAAGCGCTGTCCACGCCGCGTGGTACAAAGGCTGCATATGCGTTTCTAAAGAGAAACCCTGACAACATCATGGTCGTAGACGAAAGCACGACTATTAAGAACCGCAAGGCTACGCGCACAAAGAACGTGATGATGCTGGCCAAGGATGCAAAATACAAGCGTATCCTGA